TATACTAATGAAAGAATAGGAATTAATAATGAGTATGTTTTTAGATACTGCCAAGGTTAGCGTTAAAGCAGGTCGCGGCGGTGATGGAATGGTTGCATTCCGTCGTGAAAAATATGTTGCTAATGGCGGTCCTTGGGGCGGTGACGGAGGTAAAGGGGGCTCAGTTATCTTTAAAGTTGACGAAGGGCTTCGTACTTTGATGGACTTCCGCTATAACCGCATTTTTAAAGCAAAATCAGGTGAAAAAGGGATGACAAAGGGAATGCACGGACGTGGTGCAGAAGACCTTATTGTTCGTGTCCCAGAAGGAACAACTGTTCGTGATGCAGAGACTGGTAAGGTCATCACTGACCTTGTTGAAAATGGTCAAGAATTTGTTGTTGCGCGCGGTGGACGCGGTGGACGTGGTAATATTCGTTTTGCAACACCACGTAACCCTGCTCCAGAAATTGCTGAAAACGGTGAACCAGGAGAAGAACGCGACCTTCAACTTGAATTGAAAATCTTGGCTGATGTTGGTCTTGTAGGTTTCCCATCAGTTGGTAAATCAACTCTTCTAAGTGTTGTGACAGCTGCAAAACCAAAAATCGGTGCTTACCACTTTACAACAATCGTACCTAACCTTGGTATGGTTCGTACAAAATCAGGTGATAGCTTTGCGATGGCTGACCTTCCAGGATTGATTGAAGGGGCATCACAAGGTGTTGGACTTGGTACTCAATTCCTTCGTCACATCGAACGTACACGTGTTATCTTGCACGTTATCGATATGTCAGCAAGCGAAGGACGTGATCCGTATGAAGATTATGTTTCTATTAATAATGAGCTTGAAACCTATAATCTTCGTTTGATGGAACGTCCGCAAATTATTGTCGCTAACAAGATGGATATGCCAGAAGCGGAAGAAAACTTGAAAATTTTCAAAGAAAAATTAGCAGCGAATTATGATGATTTTGAAGAAATGCCAATGATTTTCCCAATTTCAAGCTTGGCACATCAAGGGCTAGAAAATCTAATGGAAGCGACAGCAGAATTGCTTGCTAAGACAGATGAATTCTTGCTTTACACTGATGATGACATGATTGATGAAGAAGTTTATTATGGCTTTGACCCAGATGAACGTCCATTTGAAATTTCACGTGATGACGATGCTGCTTGGGTATTGTCAGGTGAAAAACTTGAAAAACTCTTTGTCATGACGAATATGGAACGTGATGAATCCGTTATGAAATTTGCTCGCCAATTGCGTGGTATGGGGGTTGATGAAGCCCTTCGTGAACGCGGAGCTAAAGACGGAGACATCGTCCGAATCGGAAACTTCGAATTCGAATTTGTGGATTAACCTGCCACTTGTCGTTGATAGCTTAGCTATCTAACGACAAGACAGCAAGCTCTATATGGAGCTTGCCTAAGCATCTTACTAGTTCGAAAATGGAAACCATTTTCTCACGTCGTAACGTATGTTCTAACGACATGTTTGATTGCTGTGCTGGTTTGCTTAAATTGGAAGAATTATAAATTTTAAAGATTAATAGGAATTGTGATGATTCACAATTGAGCTTATATTACATTTTACTGGAGGTTCTTATGGGTGATAAACCGATATCTTTTCGAGATAAAGATGGTAATTTTGTATCAGCAGCCGATGTTTGGAATGCTGAAAAGCTAGAAGAACTTTTCAATACCCTTAATCCAAATCGACGTTTGCGCTTGGAGCGCGAAAAATTAGCTAAAGAAAAAGCAGGCGAAGCCAAGGATCAAGAATCATAATACTCGCCTTACTTACCTGCATAAAACTCGCTTTTTAATTTCTAGGCTCATGAAAAAACTGTCCGCTGGACTTAACTCGCTTTTCAATTTCTAGGCTTGTGAAAAAACTGTCCGCTGGACTGTTTATAATAAAAAACAAACCCTTTGAAATCAATGTTTCAGAGGGTTTGTTTTATCTCCTTTTAACAAAAAGGGGCAGAATAGGGGCAAATTTTAAAAGAGATTTAATGCATTTAAACGGTTAGATAAGTCTAATGTCATCTGCATGGTGACGTGGCTATAAATTTCAAGCGTTGTTTTTGAATCAGAATGTCCAACGCGTTCCATGATTGCTGGTAACGGAATTCCTAATTCAGCTAATAACGAAATGTGGGAATGTCGGAAAATATGTGTTGTAATATTTTTTTCAAGACCAGCTTTTTGACCATATTCTTTTAATACTGTTATTATCCTAGAAGTACTAAGCACTTTACCTTTAGAGTTAAAAAATAGATAGTCAGTTCCTAATCCATCTTTGATATTTTCTAAAATTTGTTCTTGAATTAATGTGAGAGCAATTTTTGGAACATCAAAAATTCTATCTGATTTTTTAGTTTTAGGTGTAGTTCGTTTGTTAGTTTTGAAGTCATAAGTATATTGAACGTGTATTTTAGAATTCTCAAAATTAATATCAGTTCTAGGGTCTAAACCAGCTAACTCACCATATCGCATGCCTGTCATAAAAAGTATTACAGCTATACGATAATATTTTTTAGCATATTTATTATGTTTAATATCTTTTGAAATTTCTTGAATAAGGATTTTGACTTCAGATTTATCAAGAAATTTAGTTTTTTTCTTTTGTACTTTTTCAGGAGTAAGAACTTCTTTAGGTATTTCAACGAACGACATTTCATTGCTATCAATATAATTCATCCGTACAGCATATTTAAATGTTTGGTTAAGACGTCCTTTAATTTTTTTAACATAGTTATGGGAATAACCATTTGCAAGTAAATCATCAAATATTTTTTGCAGATATCTGCGATCGATTTTGCTAATTAAATAATCGTTTGGAATAGCTTCATGAATCCTAACGTTAATGTGACGAGATGAAATAACTGTTGTTTCTTTAACTCCCATTCTCCATGACTGCATATATTCAGAAAAAACTGTTCCAAAAGTTACTATATCACGTTCAGGCTTCGCATTTAATAGTTCATTGATTTTTAATTGTAAAGCTACAGCGGCTTTCTTACGTCCTTGCGGCGTATCTTTTTCGATTTGTTCATAGGCACGTTTCATTTTGCCTGTATATGGGTCTTTATAACGTTCGACATAACGTAATTTACCGTTTCTTTGTTTCTCTGGCCACATTTGCTTTATACCTCATTTCTGTGTTAAAATGGGTATAGTAAAGAGACCTACTGCATGCAGGTTTTTACTATACATTCTATTCAATATCTGTACTCAATTTTTGGCGAAGGAGAGTGCAGATATTTTTTATTAATTTGATTTTGTGCTATAATAATTAAAAATAACATTTAAGGGGTGAATGACATGGTAAAAGTTCGTAAAATTCCAGTAGTAGTCGAAGCAGAACAAGTAGATACTGCCCAATATATTGAAACATTAGAAGGTACCATGAAAGCTTCTGCAGGTGATTGGATTATTACTGGAGTAAATGGGGAACGTTACCCTGTTAAACCAGATATTTTTAAGAAGACATATGAAATATTAAATTAATACTCTAAGAATGGCTTCTTTAGAAAAATCAAATGCCCAATCTACATTTTTTCTATACAATGCCCAAGGTGTGTCGTAGCGTCTATCAATTTTGACTGCTACGATTTTTTTATTTAGTTGGTAAGCTGTTTCTATTTCCCAATTTACCCAGTCAGAATCGCTTGTGTTACGCCCAACTAAGCAAAGAACAACATCTGATTTTTGAATTCTATCTTTGATGACTGACTTAATATACGTTGCGTTAACAGAATTGATAGAAGTTCCAACGGAAGTGTCGTGGAAACTTATTTCAGGGAAAAAACGATCGTTTTCTGACCAAGCGACTAATAAATTTTTATGTCGACTCCCCTCATCATCAGCACGATAACTTACAAATACTTTGTTTTTCATTTTGATTCCTTTCTTTTAGATGTATCAGTCTGAAGATTAGCCCAATTTACATTTTCACTAGATATAATCGTTTCACAGCGTTCAACAAGTAAAGCAAATTTATCCTCTTCATTTTTATATACACCTGTTTGTGTTTGATACATATATTTTTCATGCCTTAATGTTTCAGCTGTTGTACGGTACTGCGTCCAATTTGATTGGTGGCTAGATAAAGAAATTAGAGATTCACAGGCTAATATAATGCTGGAACAAACAACAGATATAATTTTAAAATAGGCTATATTAAATGCAGAAGTAATAGGTACAATAGCACCAGCTAGGATTTCGATTCTTTTATACCACTTATACCATTTTTGATGTTTTTGGCTTTTAGTATCATACCAATTAATTTGGTCATCTAATCTTTCTGAAATATATTTAGCTTCATCCATGTGTTCTCCTAAAAAACTTAATAATAATTTTATTCTTTCTTATTCTCCTCAACCCATTTTTCAATTTTTTCAATTTGTTCATCAGTCAATGGATTCTTATCGATATGTTCAAGAAGTTCTCGAACAAGTCCCCTAAAATTATTATTCATAAATCTTTATTTCATTCTAACTGTTTAGCTTAAAAAGAACATTTGTACGTTATTAGCTTCAGCTTGTGTGAGTTTTGTTTTCATTGTTTTATTGATTATTAGCCCAAGCAAAACCTTGAGGGTTAGATGTTAGAGAGGTAGAACGTAAGATAAAACCAACATCTTCCGTATCGCTTGCTAAAGTGTAACCAATAATGGCGTCTACAGTTGCACCTGCATTAACGTTGGTGTTTCCCATATTCACTAAATCTTGATTATCAACATTAGCCATTTGGGTATTAGCACCATTTAGGCTTTCTGTAGTCGTTCCGTCAGTTTGTTGCACATCCCAGTCAACCACAAATCCCATATATGGACTAGTAGGTGTATCTCCATTATTTGTAAAGCTCATTTCAATTGTAATAATTGGGCTACCGTCTAAACTGCCTGTGGTTTTAGTGATATTTTTAATAACATAACTATTACCACTAGGGACATCAGTAGTATAAGGATATGATACATAAGCGCTACTTGGATAAGTAGTCGTTTGCTCTGTTGACTCTACGCTGCTACCTGATGTTGTTTGTTCTGTCGTTGTTGATGAACTAGAACTGCTACTAGATGAATCGCTACTTGAATTAGAAGAACAAGCACCAAGTACAGCAACTGACAAAAGGGTAATCCCGAGTAAACTAATTTTTTTCATTGTTTTTCTCCATTCTCAGCTTTTAATGTGGTTCAGTTTTTGCACGTAGTTTTATTTTTCTGCTATAAATTCAAGAATTATTTCAGCAAGTTTTTCTTTTTCTTCCTCACTCATAGGTGGGTCATTTGGGTCGTCTACTGAGTATTCAATAGGGTGCCATTCACCATTTACCTTTATCCACTCACGACGTCTATTGCAATGGCAATCTAAATCATGGCAGACAATTTCCATTGGTCTAGTTTCTGATTCCATAATCGTCATCTCCCTCTATAAATATCTACGACTTCCCCAATAGTCCTAATGTCATCATTTTCAGATAGTGGAATATCGTCATATTCCTTATTTAACGATTCTAAATAATCACCTTTTAACTTCTTGACGTAATTTTCGCCGTTGACTTTAAAAATCCCGATTTTATTTAAATCTACTTGATTTTTTAATTTAATAAAAAGGAAATCACCATTTTTAATTTTTGGCTCCATTGAATGACCAACGACGATAGCGATAGTGTCGTACTCGTCTTCATCTGGTATCTCATCAGCGTCAAAGTCAACCATTGTGTCGTAATCATCTTCTTGCCAGTAACCAGTGCCAGCTGATACTTTACCAGGAGCAGGCAAGCTCACACGTTTTCTAGTATCATATTCAGCACGTTTTTCTTGAATATCAATAACTTTGCCTTGTTCTTCGGCTAAAAGCTTTTCTGATGTCTGTACAAGCTTATTTTTACGACTATCATTTAACTTATTATAGTTGGATAATAAGATTGCTTGACGAGGGTCAAAATTGACTTTAGTTATGTTCTGTTTTGGTTTTGCCGATTCAATCGGCGGAAATAAGTCATCAATCGAAATATCGAAAGCATTAGCCAATTTAAATAATGTATTTTTCTTTGGGGTACGTAGCCCTTTTTCGTAATTAGCAATAGTAGTATCGCCCATTCCAACTGCTTTTGCTAATTCTTTTTGAGTTAGTCCTTTTAACTTTCTATATTCTTTTATTTTATTTCCGATATAGATTGCTAATTCTTCATCTGTCATAGCTTCACCTCCTTTATTTGATTAAATTATAACACAAAAATTCACGTTTTGAAAAGTTTTTTTACTTTTTCGCAAAAAAACTGTTGACACTTCACGAAACGTGAAGTATAATATAGTCAAGGTTAAGGAATTAACCGAAAGAAAAAGAGGAAGGAAAGTAAACAATGGATATTAACGAAGCTAAACAAAAACTATCCGAACTTGAAGAACGAATAGCTGAAACTGAAAATCAAATTGCCAACGATAAAATCACTCTTTTGTATCTAAAAGGGTATTTGGATGGACTTGATTTTGCAAGACAGAATGATTATTAATTTTGTTTGTAGAAATATCAAATGTATTACTATTTGCTTTTAAAAGTTGTTGAGTGCTCAAAGAGGGTGTAGCTATAGAATTAGATTCAGTACGTTTTAACAGAGTATCAAGTTTTTCGTTGATAATATCGAAATCAGTTTTAGCAACTTTTCTTTGAGATGGCATTACAAAATCTTTGAATTCCAAAATCATATTTTTAAGTTGTGTTTTTGAGTTTTCAATAGCAGAAACGTCTGTATCATAAAAAACAGTTCTATTTGTTACAACATCAAAAGGTAGTTTCTCTGTATGTTCAATGATTGGTACTAATGGTAAATTCAGAGCTTGACGATAGCCTAATTCATAAAAAGCATTAGCATTATATCCTGTCATATCAGCTATGACTAAATCATCATTTTTAAGATGATTGATGATGCTTTCATTAATGCTACCATTTGTAGTCTCTTGGTCAACTCTGATAACATTATAATCTAAATCTTTGCAGACTGGTTCAATTAAATATTGAAGTACTTTGTCAGCATGAGAACGTTCAGGACTTCCGTTTTGTCCAATTGCGGTTACAACAAAACAATTTTTTTGAAGCATAATATTTTTCTCCAATCATTTTTATTTAATTATACCATTTTAGAAAGGGGTGAGGGCATGCAAATAAAATTGTACGAATTACGTAAGGAAGCTGGTTTGACACAAGCACAAATGGCTGAAAAATTAAATATTTCCGAAACGACTTATCGCTCAAAGGAACTAGGTCAGACAGATTTCAAACTAAGTGAAATGTTTAAAATCGCCAATTTTTTTCAAAAAAATATTGGTGATATTTTTAGCGAAACAACTTCACGAAACGTGAATAAGAGGGCGTAATTTATCCCCTCTCAGCTAGTAGTTACGGCTCTAGCAAGTTAACAAGTAAGTCATTAATCAAAACGGTAATAATTTTCAATAAAATCTCCTCATTTATTTTTTAAACTGATTCCCTTAAAACTTTAATTCACCAAATCAAAATGACTTGCTAGGGCTATAACTGCTAGTTGAGAGCAGTAGAACAGAATTAGAAAGGACGGTGCATGTATTTTGGACACAAAAAAAGCGACTGACGGCAATCAGTCGACAAACAAATAAAACTTTACTTAGATTATATCATAAACTGGAGGTTTTAGCTATGCAACCATTAGAGCTAGTGAGAATCAAAGATATCATCATTGAAAAAGTAAGTGCTAACGATGAAGAACTATCTCGTATTTTTGGGTTGACAGAACGAACTTGCGCCGACAGACGTCGTGAGATGACTAGATTGCCAAGTCAAACTAAAGCTCTTAGAGATGGTGGAACAGTAGTAACAATCAAAGGCTTTGATGAATATCTACAATATCGCGGCACATTAGCATGGAAAAAAGAAATGCAAAAGATGAATAAAGCGAGGAAATAACAATGAAAAAACTAATTAACTTGATTTTTGCAAAATCTAAAAAACAAGAAGAACTACAGCAAGTGTGGACAATCGAACGAAACGGTTGGGAAGCAAGTGCTAAAGCTTATAACCAAACACACAATATCCACAATGGATTGATTTAGGTGATAAACATGATACAAGAAGTTATTAATGAAAATGCGTTCTTGAAAGACGAAAACAGACGTCTTAACAACGAACTGACGAAACATTACTTTGCAACAGTCGCAAAAGCAAATTTACTCGACATCATCATTGCTGAAGGCTACATCTTGTCATCAACACTTGAGAATGTATCAATCAGCTTGATGAAATTGACCAGTTAGAAATTAGAAAGGCTATGACAAATGGTGACAATTAATAAATTAGAAATTGAGAACGTCAAACGGATTAAAGCGGTCAAAATTGAACCGTCAGCAACTGGATTAACCGTAATTGGTGGGAATAATAACCAAGGTAAGACCAGCGTGTTGGATTCGATTGCTTGGGCATTAGGCGGTAACAAATACAAACCAAGTAAAGCAGAGCGTGAGGGTTCCATGGTACCGCCAACGCTGAAAGTGACTTTGTCAAATGGCTTGATTGTTGAACGTAAAGGTAAGAATAGCTCGCTTAAGGTGATTGACCCGAACGGACAAAAAGCGGGGCAACAGTTGCTTGATAGTTTTGTAGAAGAATTAGCTATCAATTTGCCTAAATTCATGGAAAGCACACCAAAAGACAAGGCTAACACGCTTTTGCAAATTATCGGTGTCGGTGACCAACTGGCTGAATTGGAGCTAAAAGAAAAGGAAATCTACAATCAACGTCATGCAATTGGTGTGATTGCCGACCAAAAGGAGAAGTTCGCCAAAGAACAGCCATACTACCCAGACGCACCGAAAGAGCTTGTCAGCATTTCAGAACTTATCCAACAACAGCAAGCTATCTTAACTAAGAATGGTGAGAACGCTCGTAAACGTCAAAACGTGACAGTCATTCAACAAAACTACGACTTCAAGAAAGCCGAAGTAGAGGACTTCAAACAAAAATTAAAACAAGCTGAAGCGCAATTGGCACAGCTTGAAAATGATTTGTCTATTGCGCAAACGGACGCTATGGACTTGCACGACGAGTCAACAGCTGAAATTGAAGAAAATATTGCACGTATTGACGAAACTAATCGACGTGTTCGCGCTAATCTTGATAAAGATAAAGCAGAAGACGACGCCAAACAACAACGTGAACAATACAATCAATTGACTAATGAAATTGAAGCTGTTCGTCAGCAGAAAACAGACTTGTTAACTAACGCAGACTTGCCACTTGAAGGCTTGTCAGTTAACGACGGTAAGCTTTTGTATCAAGGACAAGAGTGGGATAACATGAGCGGTTCACAGCAACTCATGGTGGCTACTGCGATTGTCCGCAAGCTCAAACCAGAATGTGGCTTTGTTCTGATTGACAAGTTGGAACAAATGGACCAAATCACACTTGAACAGTTTGGCACTTGGTTAGAACAAGAGGGCTTACAAGCCATTGCCACAAGAGTATCAACTGGCGAAGAGTGCGCTGTCATTATCGAAGACGGTTACTCAGTCGTTAACGAAGCACATCAACAATCAACAACAGCTAAGCCAGCATTCACAGCAGGCACATTTTAAAAAGGAGAATAACAATGAAACAAACTAAAACTTTTATCGTCTTTCGTGATAAAAAAACAGGAGCTTTTCTAGTGGATTATCAAAACAAAAAATCTTCCTTAGCTTTTAAATCTACCTGGAGTGATGATATTGAAGATGCAATTAATATCACAAAAGAAAAATTTGAGGAAGAAAACGAACGTTACAAAGGGATGTTAGACGTCTTTGGCGCAGAACCAATTGAAGTCAAAGCAGAATACACGCTCACAACGTTAGATGGCAAAGAACCAGAGGAAATTAAAGCCAACAATCAAAGTAAAGCTAAAATGCTGTTTGATGCACTTGATGACATTTTTGGAGGTGATGATTAATGCAAATTACAAAAGGAAAACGCGCACGAGCCCAAAAAGTAGTCGTCTATGGTCCCGAAGGAATTGGAAAATCAACCTTTGCGGCACAATTTCCAGAACCGTTATTTATCGACACGGAAGGCTCAACCGACAACATGGACGTCTCACGCTTGGACAAGCCGTCAAGCTACACCATGCTTAAAAATGAAATTGCTTGGGTGAAAGCTAATCCAACTGTTTGCAAAACACTTGTTATTGACACGATTGACTGGGCAGAAAGCTTAGTCATTGCAGATGTCTGCGCACAACATGGCAAGAAAGGTATTGAAGATTTCGGCTGGGGAAATGGTTACACATACACTAAGGAAGAAATGGGTCGTCTGCTCAATCAACTTGGTGAATTGGTTGATTTAGGTATCAATGTTGTGTTAACAGCACACGCTCAAATGCGTAAATTTGAACAGCCAGACGAAATGGGAAGCTATGACCGTTGGGAGTTGAAACTCGGTAAAAAGACAAGTTCACAAACTGCACCACTTGTTAAAGAATGGGCTGATATGGTTCTATTTGATAATTATAAAACAGTCGTCATGACGGCGGATAATGGCAAGAAAAAGGCTACTGGTGGGCAACGTGTTCTATACACGCAACACCATCCAGCTTGGGATGCGAAAAACCGTCACGGCTTGCCAGAGGAAATGCCGTTTGACTATGCAGGCATTGCACACATCTTTGATCAAGCACCTGCGCAACCACAGCCACAGCCTACACCTCAACCACAACAAACAGCGCCAGAACCTGCTCCACAAGCACCAGCACAGGAACAAACACCAACTGCCGAACCAGCGCCTGATAGTTTGACACAGCCTGCGCCAGAACGTCAACCTTACCAAGAGCCTAATTTAGCCTTACCACAAGCACTGCGTGATTTGATGATACAAAATCAAGTCACAGAGCTTGAAGTCCAAAAGGCAGTTGCTCAAAAGGGCTACTACCCTGAAGACACGCCAGTTATCATGTACGACCCAGGATTTATTGACGGTGTTCTTATTGGCGCTTGGGACCAAGTGTTTAGCATGATTAAAGATAATCGTATCTTGCCATTTTAGAAAGGAATAACAATGGATAAAACAATTAAATTAGACTTATCAGCTATCGGTGAAGGGAGTCTACAAGAAAAAGTAGACAAAGAGCTTGTAAAAATCTTTGATAATATTCTTGATCCAAACACCGAAAGCAAACCAGCGCGTAAGTTAACGATTACGCTCACAATGAAAGCTGACGAAAGTCGTCAAACGGTTAGCACAGCAATGGAAGTGAAATCAACACTAGCACCTCAAAAAGGAACGGCTACGACAGTTCTTGTTGGTCAGAAAGACGGTAAAGTCTATGCTAATGAGTTGCTTAGTAGCATGCCTGGTCAAACTTACTTTGACAATGAAGCAGTTTTGCGCACTGACATTGGCGAACCAATCGAAGCGCTAGAAAAAGGCATTAATGAAGATGTCATTGATTTTAATAAACAGAAAGCAGGTAATTAATTATGTCAGAAAACATTAAAGAAGCAATCGCGTACGGCGTTGAGTTAGCAAGTCGCGAAGAAAAAATCATCACAGTTGATGACAAACATTACTATGATGACTCAAAAGCTAATCTTGTTGAGCTTGAACCGAAACTTTATCCAGATGTACTTGAATTATGCACGCTTGATAGTTTAGTCGACTACCTTAAATCAGGACTTAACAACACCAGCTTTCAACGTTTAATGGTTATTGTAGAAAGCCCAACTCAAGTGTCTGTCTATACTGAAGATGATGAAAAAGCAGTACGTACACGTCTTGTTAGCGTTGAAGCACGTATCCCAAGCATTCAATACGGTTACTACATGTCATCAACTGACTTCAACGTTTACCTGCAATCAAAATTTGAAGATACAGATGACCGTGACGTTGTTTTGAATTTTGCAAGTGCGCTTAAAATTGAGAATGGTTCAGAAATTGTTGATAACGGTGTTAGCCAAACAACGACTGTCAAAACTGGGGTAGCTAACTTAGCAAAAGCGAAAGCACCAAACCCAGTCCTGCTACGTCCATATCGCACGTTTGCTGAAGTGGAACAACCAGCTAGCCAATTTGTATTTCGTATCGATAAAAATGCAGAAATGGCATTATTTGGTGCAGATGGTGGCAAATGGCACTTAGACGCAATCAACAACGTTGCTAACTACTTGAAAGCACAACTTGCAGAGCAAGGCAATATTACAATTTTAGCTTAATCAAAAGGAGAAATTAACATGACACAATTTAACAATAACTTTGACCATGAACTCGGCTGGGATGATGAAATTACCACAGACGCCAAAGAATTCGTACAGCTTGAACCTGGAGACTATCAATTCACAGTCACTAATCTTGAACGTGGACGTCACACACCAAACCCACAAAATCCAGGAAAATTGCCAGCCTGCAACAAAGCAACTATTACTATTGTGATTGAAACTGCTGAAGGTGAAGCACAATTAACACACAACTTATTCTTGCACACGTCAACAGAAGGTATGCTATCAGCGTTCTTTGGCGCAATCGGTCAAAAGAAACATGGTGAACCACTTCGCATGAATTGGAACAGCGTTATCGGTGCAAAAGGTGTTTGCCGAGTAAACAAACGTAAAGGTACTGGACAATATGCTGATCGTGAATATGACAATATTAGAGCCATGATTTACGCTGACGACGTCGACTGGACAAAAGTGTTGAACGCAAACGTACAACCGCAACAGCCAACTTATCAACAACCAGCACAAAATTATCAAACAACACCAACGCAACCAGCACAACCTCAACAATACCCACAACAACCACAAGCACCGCAACAACCTGCAGGATTTCAAGCTGGGCAATTTTAAGAGGTAATCTATGGAACTTAGAAAATATCAAGAAGAAGCCCGTGAAGCTGTTCAGCAAGAGTGGGAAGAGGGGAGAAAGCGAACGCTGCTAGTCCTTCCTACTGGGTGCGGTAAGACTATCGTATTTTCTAAGATCATTGAAGACCGTGTGAGAATGGGCGAGCGGGTGCTCGTCCTAGCGCACAGGTCGGAGCTCTTAGAACAAGCTAGCGATAAGTTGAAGACTGCTACTGGCTTAGGAACAGCATTAGAAAAAGCAGAAAGCACGTCTATTGGTTCATGGTTTCGTGTCGTTGTCGGTTCAGTTCAAACCTTGCAACGTGAGAAACGACTCAGTCAATTTCCACCAGATTATTTTGACACGATTGTGATTGACGAAGCTCACCATGCTATTTCAGATGGCTATCAACGAGTATTACAACATTTTGAATCTGCTAATGTGTTGGGTGTTACAGCAACGCCCGATCGTGGTGATAAACAAAATTTAGGCAAATTCTTCGATAGTCTCGCTTATGAATATTCAATTGTTGACGCAATCAAATCTGGCTATTTGTCAAAAATTACAGCAGTTACTATACCGTTAACATTGGACCTATCAAGCGTCAGTCAACAAGCTGGTGATTTCAAAGCTAGCGAAGTTGGCACAGCGTTAGATCCATATCTAGAACAAATCGCAGATGAAATGGTTAAGCAATGCGCAGACCGCAAAACAGTTGTGTTCTTGCCACTTGTCAAAACGTCTAAGAAATTTCGTGACATTTTAAATGCAAAAGGTTTTAAAGCCGCCGAGGTTAACGGTGAATCAGAAGACCGTGCGGAAATTTTAGAAGACTTTGACAAAGGTAAATACAATGTTCTTTGTAATTCCATGCTTTTGACTGAAGGTTGGGACTGTCCAACTGTTGACTGTGTTGTAGTATTACGACCGACAAAAGTAAGAGCATTATACAGCCAAATGATTGGGCGTGGTACTCGTTTAGCAACTGGTAAGGAAAATCTTTTGATTTTGGATTTCCTTTGGCACACAGAACGCCACGAACTATGCAGACCAGCGCATCTAATCACTGACAACCCAGAAGTGGCTAAGAAGATGGTTGAAAATATGGCTGAACAAACTAACCAACAATTTGAATTGCTGGAAGCTGAAGAGACAGCTAGCAAGGACGTTGTTGCTGAACGTGAAGAAGCACTTGCTAAGCAATTGTCAGAAATGCGCAAGCGTAAACGTCGTTTAGTTGACCCACTACAATTTGAAATGTCTATCCAAGCCGAAGATTTAGCAGACTACGTTCCAGCGTTTGGCATTGAGATGACACCACCAACGGACAAACAACTAAAAGCATTGGAAAAATTTGGTATCTTCACTGATGACATTGGGAACTTTGGTAAGGCTAGCAAGCTGTTAGACCGACTTAAAAAACGTCAAACAGAAGGGCTTACAACGCCTAAACAAATTCGGTTGCTTGAACGTTACGGTTTTAAAAATGTTGGTATGTGGACATTTGACAGCGCAAGTAGTCTAATCAATCGTATTGCAGCAAATGGTTGGCGAGTTCCTCGCGGTATTCGACCAGCAGAATTCAAACCAGAATAATAAGAAAGGATAAACATGGCAGAGAGAGATTTTGACCTGCTACCATTGCTGGATTATATCAATCCTGCCATGGTAGATTATACAACTTGGTGTCAAGTGGGGATGGCACTTAAACATGAAGGTTACACGGCTATGGACTGGGATAACTGGTCACAAGCTGATACACGTTATAAACGTGGGGAGTGTTTCAAGAAATGGGATACTTTCAATGAAGAGGCAGGTAGTGTCGTAACAGGAGCCGCTATCACGCAGTTAGCAAAAGAGAATGGTTGGCAACCTGCGTCAAGCGGTCGTGGTGATTTTCATGAGCTTGATTGGGAAGATACCATTGACCGTGACTATCAAATCGTCGATAAGAACTGGATTGAGTCTAAAGAAATCAGAGAACCATTAAATTGGCAACCTGCACAGGATTTAATCAGGTACTTAGAAACACTGTTTGACTCAACGGATCTAGTCGGCTACGTGACTGCGACATATCCAATCGAAACAGACAATGGTACGATTTACAAACCAACACAAGGGAATTTTGACAGGACGGCTGGTGAGCTTATCCAGTTGTTGCAAAAGACACCTGATGACATTGGCGCTGTCTTTGGTGATTACAAAGAAGAAGCAGGTGCGTGGATTCGTTTTAATCCATTAGACGGTAAAGGTGTTAAAAATGACAACGTCACAGATTATCGTTACGCACTCGTTGAATCAGATACATTAGACATTGGTAAGCAATACGCGCTGTTTAAAGAGCTTGAATTGCCAATTGCAACGCTTGTCCATTCTGGTAAAAAATCGCTGCACGCAGTCGTGAAAGTAGATGCCAGAGATTACCAGGAATACCGAAAACGTGTAGATTACATTTATCAAATCTGTAAAAAGAACGGACTTGACATTGACACGCAAAACCGCAATCCAAGTCGATTAAGTCGTATGCCTGGTGTGACACGAAACGGACACAAGCAGTTCTTAATTGATACGAATATCGGTAAAGCGAACTACGACGAATGGTATCAGTGGGTCGAAGATTTAAATGACGACTTACCAGACCCTGAAGGACTACTAGACAGCTGGGACGACATGCCAGATTTAGCACCAGAGCTTATCCATGGTGTCTTGCGCCAAGGGCATAAGATGCTGATTGCTGGTCCGTCAAAGGCTGGAAAATCGTTCGCGCTGATTGAGCTATCAATTGCTATAGCTGAAGGAGCTAAATGGCTTGGTTGGCAATGTGAGCAAGGACGTGTCTTATATGTCAATCTGGAACTTGATAGACCGTCAGCACTGCACCGTTTCAAAGACGTGTACGACGCTATGGGACTTCAAGCTAACGATGTTCAAAATATCGACGTCTGGAATTTGCGTGGTAAGACCGTTCCAATGGACAAACTAGCGCCTAAGCTGATTCGTCGTTCGCTTAAAAAGAATTACCAAGCCGTCATCATTGATCCAATTTACAAGGTGCTGACTGGTGACGAAAACAGTGCGGACCAAATGGCACACTTTACCAATCAGTTTGATAAAGTGGCTACTGAACTAGGTTGTAGCGTGATTTACTGTCACCACCATTCAAAAGGTGCTCAAGGTGGCAAGAAATCAATGGACCGTGCGAGTGGTTCAGGAGTGTTTGCTCGTGATCCAGACGCGCTTATTGACTTAGTTGAGCTTGAGCTCAACGACAATCTGATTAAACAACGTACTGACAAAGCGAAATGCGACGTGTTTAAGCGTGCTATCCAAGAAAAGAACTTAGATTATTACCAACACGAAATCACGTTAGACGACCTGCAGAGCGTCGCACAGATGAGCAAACATTTTGATAAAGCGCTTGATGACATCATGGTTAGAAAGCCATACTTGCACGAAATCCAACGAGTAGAAGAATCTATCAAGATTGCCACTGCGTGGCGTGTTGAGGGAACGCTTCGTGAATTTGCGAAATTCCCACCAGTCAATATGTGGTTTACTTATCCAGTGCACAGCGTGGATACAACAGGCGTTCTTGCAGATATTCAAGTTGAGGAAGCTAACAATTACACCAAAGCTGCTAATGCGCGCAAAGGTCGTAAGTCCAAAGAAGAAACTTGGGAAGTTAAATTGCAAAAATTGGAAACTGCCTACGATGCATTATTTGATGGTTCAGGACCCGTTACAGTAAAAGAGATAGCTGAATATTTGGATGTTGATGAAAAAACAGTTAGAAGTCATATTAAAAAACACAAGGATTTTGAACATAAAAATGGCATAGTAGCAAAAGTAAAAATAGACGGAAAAACGGAAAATAAGAACTAATTTCCCGTTCCCGGGAACGGACACGGACGGAAAATATTAAGAGAAATTCCTTATAAAAGTCCGCCCGTTTCCGTGTCCGAAGTAGGAAATTATTAAGATTTTCCCGTTTCCGTAACTTTTCCCGTACGGGAGAAAAATATAAGAAATTTATAAAGATTTCCCGGGAACGGGAACGATACACCCTTACTCAGGGTGTTAGGCTGGTTCCGTTTGTGTTGAAGTCAAAGACACGGAAAGGGAAAGGGGGCGATTGAGCTACGCCCCCCTTATCCCTTATCCGTCTCCCTTTGACAAACGCGAACATCCGAACTGAAAATTTTTGATTTTTTTGAAAGGTGTAAAAAATTATGAAAGTGGATATTTTTAAAAGTAAATTTAGTGAATCTGATTTTGATACAAACAATACTGAAACAGCTATTGAAAAATTTCAAGATAAAATTAACAGATATGCTGATGACCTAGAAGATGAAGGCAGTGAAATTATCGATATTGAATTTGTATTCTTTGAGGACGGTCGTGCTATTGCAGTCATGAAATACGAGGATTGATACTATGCGAATTAAAATTAAAGTAACGTTGGCAAATGGTGAAGCTACTTTCTTAATACACCCAGCCATTTATGACATCTTTAAATGGCATTGGGAACACAAGAGAGATTTTAAAATAGGCAATCGTGTGATGAAGCACGAAGAAATTTTAGCTATTGAGCCAATGGAAATTGAGGTAGGATATGACGATTGAAACGAAAATGTGTGAGCCGATTGATATTATTAAAATTACTAGTCTATATGAGAATGTCAAAGAGTACATGGAACTAAAGAGATTCGTTGACGCTTGTTATTACGACAGTGAAATTGCACTAAGTGTCGAGGATATTCAAGGGAATGATATTGATATTCGTGTTAGTTATACACAAACTGAAGATATCGTCAAGGTTCTTGAAAAAAGAATGGAAATCATTGAAAATTGCTTAAACATTATGGGTTACACAATGCAAGGCGAACCTAAAAAATGGCAGTATCATGTTAACGCTTTGGGAGGTGAAGATGATGAATAAACAAGAAGTGATTGATGAGATTGAGAATGCAATCCCAGATTTTATTTTAAACGATTATCAAAGAGGTAAAGAGACTGGTTTAACTTATGCGTTGAAATTAGTCGAAGAACTTGACGAGCCAGAAAAACCAGTAATACCTCAATATGTGGCGGAGTAGTTAGAGGTTTGCAAAGAGAATTTGGCTATAAGCCTAGCTGGCTCTATGAACCCTAATGTTTTGAAAACTAATAATCAATCTGAAAAAACAATCCATTGGCTTGCGAAAAACCAAGAAACATTTGTTAAAGCTTGGCTTTACGGCTATGAAGTTGAGAAAGAAAAGCTGTATACTGTTAAATTTGCAAACGAAGATTTTGGCAAAATGTACATTGGATTTCTTAAGAGGGTTAATAAGCTTGGAGTAAGCTCGTTGCCTTTAAACAATGACGAGGTTAAATCATGGTTCACCGAAGATGAGCTCAAGAGATTTAAATTTTGGAACAACTCAGCATTTGAAGTTGTAGAGGTGGAAAAATGACAATACCAAAATTTAGAGTATATGATAAAGTTGAGTGCACGATGATAACAACAAGTGATTACGAGGACTTGTCAGATTTGTTTTGTATTTAAAAAAATGACGCTGATACTGGATATATTAGCGAACTCATGCAATCAACAGGACTGTTTGATAAGAATGGCAAAGAAATCTTTGAAGGCGATATTGTAAAAGTTTTGAATTCGCTATATACCGTTTTTTACGATAACGAGAGAGGTAGTTTTAGACTTAAACCACACGACGAACGCTGGCATACAGACTACATGTCAAATTTTTCTGGCGGTAAAAACTTTGAAATTATTGGAAATATGTACGAAGGAGTAACTGATGATAATAGTTAACATCGGAAAAGAAACAGAACTGTTTAAGGCAGTTGAAGAGAATTTAGAATTTTTAGGTTTTGAATTCTCTGTTAAGAAAACTTGGACTAAAGAGTTATTGGAAGAGTGTATTAAACATGATTATGAATTTGCTTCAAGCTACTACATGCCGAAAATTAGAAAACTTAATTTTTCACAAGCACTAGCTTTTGTTGAGGAAAACCCTAAAGTTTTACGAAAATTCATTGTCATTGATGAAGTAAAACATAAAGCAGTTGCAGATTTTCCTAAAATTAGCTTGGTTAGAAAGGTTTTGAAAAAAACATTTGGGAGGAATTAGTGATGGATTATGAAACGTTTTTTGCAACGATTAAAAATCAGAAACCAAAAGGAATGTCTTTAGCAAAATACTTAATCACTCATCCATCACGCACGCATTCAAGAAGTACACTAGAAGCTGTTGCTAAGAATTTGAAGCAATGTCAAAACCAGAAACGTTTGCCTTCAGGAGTAGTGATGAACTGCGTTAAAGAATATTTTGATTTTGTAGAGGTAGACAATGATTGAATTCTTTATCCCAATGAAGAAAATTCCCACTGTCACACATCAGCAAAAGAAAGTTCGTGTCATCCGTGGTAAGCCACAATTCTATGAACCAGACGAGCTAAAGGAAACGCGGGCAATGTTTATGGAGCTGTTAGCACCATACGCACCAAGTGAACCAATGGACGGTCCGTTGAGGTTGACGACTAAATGGTTATTTCCAAGAATAAAAGGTACTACTAACGGTCAATACAAGCATACGAAGCCAGATACGGAAAATCTGTTGAAGTTACCTAAAGATTGCATGCAAGAACTTGGCTTTTTCGTCAATGACAGCCGTGTGGCTAGTGAAATTACTGAAAAATTCTGGGCTGATACGGTTGGAATATACGTGAGGTTGGAAAACTTATGAAAATTGATTATATTGATTTTTTTCAAACAGAAGTACCAAACTGGATGAGAGAAAGTAATCAGAAATCACAAGAAGTCGGTTTTGGAACAGTTGCTTACTGGGAATGGGCTAATCAGTCCATTGTGGCAATCTGCGAAAAATACGGTAATGATGAGTTAGTTAACGGTCAGTTTCATCTCATTTGGGAATGGTTAGACAAGCAAGCGAAAGGAGTAGGCAATGTATGAGGTAGTGTTATATTTTGACAATATGGTTGATGAGACGTATCGCTTTGGCACCTACGAAGAAGCACTTGAAAAAGTGAATAGTCTCAAATGGCAGTATCGTACCAAACGCTTATACAGCTTTAAAGTGAGAAAGGTTGAAACATGAAAAACGAAGATTTAATGATTGGATTAATTGTCATGCTTGCAGCGTTTATGTGCATTGCTGTGTGCATTGCTGTTGGATATGACATTGGCAAACGTGAAAGCAAATCTGAAATGACAGAGTTAAAAACAGAACTTAGACAAGCTAAGGCGCAAATTAAGCTCTTAGAAGAAAATCAAGTAATTATTTATTACGCCGACAGTTACGGTGGTAACCCATAACGGTACTAGGTCGGTTCAACTCCGACCATGGGTATAGGCTAGGGGTCTTAAAAATAAAGAAAAGAGGTTCTATGACGGTTATTTTCCTAGTCGGTAACCTAGAACTCCTTTGGATTTTTTGGTAATTCATTCGGTGCTCGTAATGGTTGCAAGTCAGTTCG